ATTGAGTATGCAAAAGGCGACTAATAAAGTAGTAGAACTTAAAACACAAGAAAAACAGCCTTGGGAACAAGAATGGGCCAGATGTAAACCTTTTATTGAAAAAGCAGTAAAGTATCAAGATTCCTATACAATTAACGATATAGAAGATAAAATAAGAACAGGAATATTCCACTTATGGCCAGGCAAAAGGTCTGCTTATATAACAGAGTTTGTACTATATCCACAAGTAAAAGCGTTAAACCTTTTGTTTTGTGGTGGTGACTATAAAGAATTAGAAGAAATGTTGCCGTCAATAGAAGCATTTGCAAAGGCGGCAGGTATAAAAAGACTTTATGGTGGCGGAAGAAAAGGATGGATTAGAAAAATAAAACATCTTGGATTTGAAACAGAATATTTAATTAGAAAAGACTTATGAGCAAAGGAAAAACCACAACAGTTCAAGAAGCTAGTTTACCAGCTTTCCAAGAACAACAATTTAAAGAACTATTTGGCAGAGCCAGAGGACTCTCACAACAGCCATTTATACCCTATACAGGCCCAATGGTCGCTGGATTTAATCCAGATCAACTACAGCAGTTTCAGGCTACTAGAGGACTATTTGAATCTGGTATGGCGTTTGATCCAACGCAAGCCCTACAAGGACTAGCACAACAACAAAGACCTATGACTGGTCAAGTAGGATCGTTACTTGATGCGCCAATAGAACAATATCAATCGCCGTTTCAACAACAAGTTATAGATCAAGCGTTAGGCGATATACAAAGACAGGCAGATATAGCGCGTGGTGGCGCGCAGGATAGAGCAATCAGAGCGGGCGCGTTTGGTGGCTCACGATCTGCAATACTAGAATCAGAATCACAAAGACCATTTATAGATGCACAGGCAAGAACAGCAGCAAACTTACGACAAGCTGGTTTCGAGCAAGCGCAGAGGGCAGCGGAAAGCGATCTAGCAAGACAACAACAATTAGCTATGTTTGCTCCACAGCTTGAACTGAGAGCAAGACAACAACAAGCTAATTTACTTGGTGGTTTACAAGGATCACAACTACAAAACCTTGGTTTGTTAAGTGGTATAGGCGCGCAACAACAATTATTACAACAAAGAGGTTTAGATGTTGCAAGAGGTGAATTTGATAGAGCCTTGGCTTATGGTCCACAACAACTTAGTTTGTTGCAAGCAGGTATGGGTACACCATTAATTAGCACTTCTGGAACAACAAGCAACAGAGGAGCAACGGCTGAAGGATTTGGCCAGGCAATAGCCGGTATAGGATCTTTAATAAGTTTGTTTTCTGATGCAAGATTGAAACAAAAAATACAAAAGATTGGACAATCTAAAAATGGACACAATATTTATATTTGGAAATGGAACGCAAAAGCAAAAGAACTTGGTATTGATACTCCAGAAATAGGCGTAATTGCACAAGAGGTAATAAAGTATATGCCTGAGGCAGTAATTAAAGATGCTAATGGTTTTTACAAAGTAAATTACGGGGTTTTATAAATGACGATAAATTTAACAAATCCTTTTGGCATGGTTACTATACAACCAAACATAGGCCCAATAACACCAGTCATGCCAGCACCAACAAATATACCAAATCTAACAGGTTTTGGAGATAGGTTAGCAACAATAGGCGGATTTGGTGATGATCCAAATGAGTTAAAAACACAAGAAGAATTAGAAAAAATGACACAAGCAGAAATTGATGCTTATGTTAAAAAAAGAAAACAAGCCAGAAGGCTTGGCCTTTCTGAATCCTTAATTACAATTGGAGAGGCTTTTCAGGGTAAAGACGCTACTACAAATGCTATAGCGCGTGCGCAAGCTAGACAAAACCAACAATCAAGAAAAAATTTACAAAAACAATATGAGGAAGCTGTTGCTATAGCAGAAAAAACAGATCCAGGTAAAGCAACTCTATTAAAAAATTTAGGTCTAGCTGGTTATGCAAATGTTAACCAAAAAATTGCAGAAAACCTATTATTACCAGCAAAAGACTCAAGAACTGCATTTCAAAAAGATTTACAGTTTTTACAAGGCAAGGGGTTTACATTTGACCAAGCTGCTGACATGTTAGACAAAAGTCCAAATATTAATATTGATACTAGACAAAAGGTTTTTCAACAAGAAGCAGCTAAATCAGCATTTAAACTACTAGAGGAGTCACAAAAAGTTGTAAACAATTTTGCTGATTTAGAGCCTAGACTTGATATTTTAGAGAAACAATTGGCGGGTGGTGATCCTATTCAAACTGGAGTTATTGAAGAAATCAAAATACCTTTCAAAAGAATTGCAGCTGGATTAAATATTTTGCCGCAAGAAGAATTAGATAATTTAAACCAACAAGAATTATTTTTAAGTATAACTAGCTATCTTATACCTAGGATGAGAGTAGCGGGTTCAGGTTCAACATCTGATACTGAAATAACCTTATTTAGATCAGCCGTGCCAAATTTGGGTAATACAGTTGAAGGTAACAAAGTTTTAGTTGGCGGTTTACAAGCATTGGCAAAACATAATAAAAAAAGATTGTTTTTGATGGAAAAATATATTAAAGAAAATGGTAATTTGTTAGGCTTTGGTGAATTTGCTGACCAAAAACTAGGACCAGTTTTTAAATCTTACAATTCTGATGCAGATTTTGACAACAAAGTAAAATCTGGTGAAATTAAAGCTGGTGATTTTGTTTTTGATGCTATTAATGGGCAATTTAGAGTTCTTTCAGAAGAGGATGTAAGCGGTATATAGTATGGCAGCACCTAAACCAGTAGATTACGGACAAAAAGCACCACAAAACATTGGGGCTGGTTTAGCTAGATCACTAGGACAAGGTTTATTATTTGGTTTTGGTGACGAAGTTGAGGCTTTTGCAAGATCATTGCAAAAAGATGTAAATTATGATGATGCTTTACAAGAAGCAAGGTCTGAACTTCAAAGTTTTAGAGAACAAGCACCAGCAGCAGCTTATGGAATAGAAATTATTGGTGCTATACCAAGCACTTTTTTAACTGGTGGTTCGGGTTTGGCAGGTAGATTTGGTCTGCAAGGTGCTGGTAAAATTGCAGCTGGGCAAAGCGCTTTATATGGCGTTGGAACTGGCGAGGACACACAAAGCAGATTACAAGGTGCTGTTATTGGTGGCGCGCTTGGTGGTGCGGTTGGTGTAGGTGCTGATAAATTATTGCCAGCAAAATCAAAAGTAGCTAAAGATTTACAAAAAAAAGGTGTACCACTAACACCTGGTCAAGCACTTAGAGATCAGGGTTCTATTGGATCTACTTTGATAACTGCCTTGGAAGATTTATCAACATCATATCCTGGCGCAGGCGCGCCCATACAAGCAAAAAGATTAGAAGGCTTAGTAGCATTTAACAAAAGATTATTAGAAGAAGCTGTAGAACCCTTGAAAATTAAATTGCCAAAGAACGCATCAGCTAAAGAATCTTATGAATTCGTAGATGATATTCTGAATAAGAAGTATGAATCAATAATACCAAAATTAAAACTGACAAAGACAGATGATCTTGAAACTAATATTTTGGATGCATTGGAAAAAAGTATATTTAGTAGTTCTGACCAAAGTAAGATCTTAAAAATATTAGATAAAACTATATTTGATAATATTGTTGATGGACAACTATCAGGTAAAAACTTGAAAAATGCTCAAACAAATTTAAACAGATTAAGCACAAGATTTTTGCGCCAAGGTGGTTTTGAGGGTGAGATCGGTGTATTTTTAAAACAAACAAAAAATTTATTAGACGATCAAATCAACTTACAAAACCCAAATTCTAAAGAATTGTTTGATGTTAATAAGGTTTATGCTAATTTAATACCAATTAATAAGGCTATGCAATCTGCTATTACACAAGAGGGCGTTTTTACGCCAGCACAGATACTTAGAGCATTAAGGCAAACAGATCAAACTAAAATGAAACAAGCGCTTATAAAAGGACAAAAACCATTACAAGAAACTGCCGAAGAGGCTAATAAAATTTTGTTATCACAATTTCCTGATTCTGGTACTGCATCAAGGTTATTAGCACAAGATGTTATTGTCAATCCTCTTAAATTAGGTAAGTTAGCGCCACCAGCTGTCGCATCTGAATTGTTGATGTCACGACCTTTTGGTATGTCACCAGCTACAGGTTTATTAACTAGCGTAAAACCCATAACGCTTGGAGCAACACCAACTATAAGCGGTCTTTCTGCACAACAAATTTTGGAAAACCAAAGACAAGCAAGACAAGAATATTTAAACAGTTTATTAACTAATCAATAGTTACTTCAATGGTGTACTTGCCTATGTTTTCGCCTTCTTGATCCACGCCGTAAACCATTTCTAATTCAAGATCAATAAAGTGTTTGGCCTTCATAAGGTCTTTTATTCTATCTTCTTTACCGCCTTTGTTTCTGGTTATGTATTTAAGTGTACTGCCTAAGTTATAACTTAGTTTATTTGCATATATATATTCTATTGGTTGTATGCTATGCTGTTTGTAATGGTCGCCGTCAACTTGGTTGTTGGTTGCCAGTCTGTCTATTGATTGATCCCACTCATCAATATTATTTTTTTTCATATTTTTTCTCCACTTTAAGTAATATTATGCTATATTAACACTTATATATAAAAAAAGGGAAAATTATGGAAATATTTGAATCTGATGACAAAATTA